CAATGTAAGAAGATTATTAATCAAAGTTAAGAAATATATCGCATCTACATCGAGATATTTAGTATTCGAACAAAATACTGCTTCAACTCGTTCTAGATTCTTAAACACTGTAAATCCTTATTTAGAGGCAATCCAACAAAGACAAGGTTTATATGCTTTCAAAGTGGTAATGGATGAAACTAACAATACACCAGATGTAATTGATAGAAACATTTTGGCAGGTGCAATTTACTTACAACCTACTAAAACTGCTGAATTCATCGTAATTGACTTCAATATCTTACCAACCGGAGCATCATTTACAGCGTAACATAAACAAAAAATAGAAAAACTATATTTATTAGTATATAAAGGAGAAAAAATAAAATGGCAGAAGTATTAGAATTCAACGAAATGTTCTATACGAACTTTGAACCGAAGATGAAGAATCGTTTCATCCTAGACATAGGTGGAATTCCTTCATATTTGATTCGCGTTGCAAATAGACCACAAATTAACTTCGAAGTGGTTACATTAGACCATATCAATGTTAAAAGAAAGTTAAAGGGTAAAGGTGAGTGGCAAGATGTAAACTTAACATTATTTGACCCAATCGTACCATCAGGTGCACAGGCAGTAATGGAGTGGGTTCGTTTATCACATGAATCTTTAACCGGTAGAGATGGATATGCAGATATGTACAAAAAAGATGTTCAAATTTACTTATTAGGACCAGTTGGTGATAAGATTGAACAATGGACATTGAAAGGTGCATTTATTTCTCAAGCAAACTTTAGTGATTTAGATTGGTCTTCTAATGACCCAGTTCAAATAGATTTAGTTCTTTCTTACGATTACGCAATTTTAGAATTCTAATAACTAATACTGATATAATGAAAAGGTTCTCACATTGAGAACCTTTTTTTTTAACTTTTTTTAAAATGTATATTTATATATAAACAAAAAATAAAGGTTTATTATGGCAAATTTTGATTTTCCAACGGAAGTAATTGGACTTCCATCCAAAGGGTTAATTTATCCAGAAAACAATCCATTATCAAAGGGTACTATTGAAATAAAGTATATGACTGCAAGAGAGGAAGATATTCTTTCATCTCAAAACTTAATTAAAAAGGGTATTGTATTAGATAAGTTATTTGAATCAATAGTGGTTGAACCGGGAGTAAATATCGGTGATATATCAGTAGGTGATAAGAATGCAATTCTATTAGCAACTCGTATTTTAGGTTATGGTGCGGAATATAATGTAGAAGTAACTGACCCATTCACTGGCGAACAACAAAAAGTAACAATTGATTTATCTAAAATTCAAACTAAAGAAATCGATGATTCAAAGTTAAATAAAGAAAATCGTTATGAATTCGTATTACCTATGAGTAAAAAGAAAGTAAAATTCAAATTACTTACTCATAAGGATGAAATTGATATCAACGCAGAAATTCAGGCATTAAATCGTTTGGTAAAGGGTGATAATGTAGTTTCACAAGATGTTTCTACTCGTTTAAGATATATGATTGTAGAAGTAGATGGTAATGCTGATAGAGGGTTTATTAATACTTTTGTTAAAAATAATTTATTGGCAAGAGATAGTAAATCATTAAGGGAGTATGTTAGAACTATTTCTCCAGATATGGATTTCAAATATGAGTTTACATCAGAATTGACAGGTGATACGGAGGCACTAGATATACCCTTTGGGGTTGGGTTTTTTTACCCTGCCGAGTGATTATAGTGTTCAACTCCATAATCAAATTTGGGAAATGGTTAATTATGGTAATGGATTCACTTGGAAAGATGTTTATACCATGCCAATACATTGGAGAAGATTCTATTTCAAAAAATTAGTAGATGCTAAGAAAAAAGAAAAAGAAGATTACGATAAAGTAAATAAGAAAAATAACCCTGGTCCAGGAGTAAGAGTGAGGAAATAATTTCCTCACTTTTTTTATATATTATATTTATATAAGACTTAATCTATTTAGGAGAAAAACTAATGGCTAATAAAAAACAAGTAAATGAAAACATCTTTGATGCAGCTAAAAAATTTAGTGATGCATTTTTTGATGGTTTAAAACAAAACGCTACAAATAAAGCAATTCAAGCAGCAAAGAAAAACAAAAAAATCCCTTTAGCAATTATTGATAAAATGGAACAAATTGAAAAGGCTGCAAAAGAATTAGAAAAAGATTTGAGATATTTAGACCCACAATAAGGTTTAATTAATTATGGCGAGCGAACAAGAAAAAATAAATGAATTATTAAGGGAGCAGAATAGACTTCGAAAGGAGGCCAAACAACAATTGGCTGATGCAGGTGCAACTACTGCCCAACAAATAAAGGATTTCAAAGCCGGTAATCAAGCATACAAAGAAAGAATAGATAGATTAAAACAAATAAATGAAGAATTAAAAGAACAACGTGATACCCAAAAACAATTAGTAGATGATTATATTCAACAAGAGGCAAGATTAAAGGGTTTAACGGGATTACAAGCAAGTTTATCATCATTAGAACATAAACGTCTAAATGCAATGGCGAATATGAAAAATTTAGATGAAGATAAACGAAAAACTTTTGATTCTATTGCATCATTACAACAAGATTTATTGGCATTATCATCAGAGGATGTTATTGCACGAAGAGAAATTGGTAGACAATTAGATGCACACTATAAAGATTTAGAAGGTGCAAGAGGTGTACACGCACAAATAAGAAAAAATTTATTAGACCAACGCTCTATTGCTGAAGGTGTATCTGAAATGACTGAAAAACAGCAAGAGTTTTTAGATGCCCAACATAAAGTATATGAAGGTATTAGAGATACGATTGGTGGGGTATTAGAAACTGCATCTTTATTAGCAGGTACATGGGGTGGTAGAATTGGTGCAGCCGTAATAGGTACTGGATATGCAATGGAAGCATTGGGTAAAACTACTCGTGAATTTGGTGGTTATTTAGGTGAAGCAGCAATTTCAGCAACAGCGTTAGGAACTATATTTCCAAATGCAGCAGAAGCAGCCAAAGAATTATCAAATGAAATGGGTGGGATGAATGATATATCATTCCAAAATCAATTGAATACCAACTTAATGGCCACTAATATGGGAATTAGTGTTGGTGAAGCAGCTAAATTAACTTCTACTCTTGCAAGAGCAACCGATGGTTCAATAGAAACTGCACAAAATCTTGCAGCTTCTACTAAAGAATTTGCAAAACAAAATGGAGTAGTACCATCTGAAGCATTAAAAGATATGGCAAACAATGCCGAAAAATTTGCTGAATATGGTGGTGATTCTGCAATAGAATTATCAAAGGCTGCAGTTCAAGCTAGAAAATTGGGAGTAGATATGGGTACTTTAGGTAAAGTAACTGATTCCCTTTTAGATTTTGAAACATCCATTACTAAAGAATTAGAATTATCTGCAATGTTGGGTAAAAACATCAATCTTAATCAAGCAAGAGGTCTTGCATATGAAGGAAAGATGGGTTCTGCGGTTAAAGAAACCATCAAACAATTAGGTGGTAGAGAAGCATTCAACAAAATGGATATATTCCAAAAAAGACAAGCAGCCGAAGCATTAGGTATATCAGTAGATGAATTATCTAAAATGGCTAATAATATGGATAAGTTGAATGAAGATGGTACATTCCAAAAAACAGTATTTGATACATGGAGTGAATCATTAACTGCTTTTTCAACTGGTCCATTGGGTAATGTTTTAAAAACTGCAGGTAGTGTTCTAGTTGCAGCAGGTCAAATGACACCTTTCTTAAAAGATATGGGAATAAATTTGGGTGGTATCGTAAGGGGAACTGGTAAAGTATTACAAAACCTATGGGATATGACCGGTAGTAAAGTAATGGGTGGTTTAGGTAAAGTGGGTTCATCTCTTATGAATTTTGCTGCAGAATCTAAAGTAGGAAAAGGATTTAGTGCTTTTAAAGATAAATTATTTAATGGGGTTGGTAGTAATAACGCACCATCAAATACAAATAGTATTCCAGATGTAAAATCAGATGCCGGAAGTAGTACAAGTAAATTAACTGATAGTATTTCTAAAATAAAAATGAATGATGTTCTTAAAGGAGCAGCAGCATTAGTATTAGTTGCAGGTGCAATGTGGGTATTAGGTAAAGCATTACAAGAGTTTCAAGGAATTGGGTGGGATACATTAGCAGTTGCTGGGGTTGCCCTTTTAGGATTAACTCTTGCATTGGCGGGTGTTGGTGCACTTATGATGAGTGGCGTTGGTGCAGTTGCTATTCTTGCAGGTGCAGCAGCAATGTTAGTTATAGCATCTTCATTATTTGTATTAGGAAAGGCTTTACAAGAAATATCAATAGGATTTCAGGCAATGAGTGTAATCCAACCAATTTTAGGTGGATTAGTATCAATGGTAGGTGGTATATTTGCACTTGCCGGAGCATTCACTGCATTATCTACTTCATTAGGATTAATTGCTATTAGTGGTATTGCAGCACTTCCTGCTCTATTAGGATTAGCAGCAGTTGGTGCCGGAATGGGTATGTTATTTGGTGCATTGGGAATGGGTAGTGAAACAACAGGAGTTGAAAATGGTTCATTGAGTGAATATGAATCATCAATGTTATCAAAAATGGATGCCCTAATAAATGAAGTTGCAAAAGGTAGAGATGTATATTTAGATAAAGAAAAGGTTACTGCAGTAGTAAGTAGAACATCCGAGCGTT